CGGAAACTCCGTTAGAAATGTATTTGCTTGATTCAACATTGATTGCCGTAACCATTACGCCGGCGCGCTACCCATCGTACCGTTTAAGTACGCCTAGTTACGGTTTTAACCGCGATGAACCGCTTAACTTTAACCAAGTTATGCATATAAAAGAAATGAACTGGCAAGGTAGCGCCGGTTTTAACAAAGGCATTTTGGCGGCGGAATTAGTATCGCTAGATCAAGATATAGATTTGTACGCAAACTACATTATGCAGAACGGCGCAAAGCCAAGCGGTATGTTTACTAGCGAACAAGTTATTCCCGATGCCAAATACAAAGAAATTGCCGCCCGCTTAAAAGAAGCATGGTCAGCAATGGTAAGTAGCCGCCCAAGCGATCCTAGCAAGGCGGGGCAAGGTATGTTGCTAGATCAGGGGATGAAATATACGCCCTTGGATATGCTTACGCTACAAGATACCGATGCGGCTAAATTAAAAGAACAAACCATGAAGCGTATTTGCGGTTTGTTTGGCGTACCCGCGGCAATGATTGGTATAGGCGATTCTAAGTACAACAATACGCAAACCATGATGGATGAATTTTATAAATCTACCATGTACCCAACGCTAATTAATATTCAGCAGAAATTGAAGCAACATTTGTTTGTTGGCTACCCAAATTTATCTATTGAATTTGATACGCGTAATTTCCTAAAAGGCGCGCCGCTAGATCAAATGAATTTTGCTACGGCGGGCGTTACAAACGGCATTATGACCCCCAATGAAGCGCGGGAATACTTAGGGATGCCCAATATTGATGGCGCGGATGATTTGATTGATAAGGGCGGAAAAGATAAGCCTATTGCCGGAACATCGCCGCAAGATACCGGCGGCGGGGGCGGAAATCAAACGCGTAAAATGAATATCGGCAAATAAAAATAAAGTGTCCACTATTTTTAAATTAGTGATAGCATCCTTGGCAACATATAAGCCAAATACAGAACCGCCGCCGAAAAGGGGGCGACCACCGAAAACAATATATGACATCGACCGTACGAAAATCGATGAGGTAATCTATGACTGTAAAAAACCTGATGATGGTTTGCGAAGCCAAACTAGTTTTGGAAAAGCAGGGCGAAAGCACAGGAAAAATTGAAGCAACCGTAACTACTTGGGGCGCGCGCGAAGGCGCGGATGGTAGAAGGTTTAATTACCAACCGGAAGGCTTTATGCAATGGGCGGAAGATTTTTCTAAATCCGGTCGCCCCCTACCAATGTTTGTAAATCACGATGCCGATGCAATCCCCGTTGGGCAATGGGATGCATTTGAATTTGATGATACGGGAATGAAAGCCGAAGGGCGCTTGTTTGTTAATACAACAATGGGTTCTGATTTATACAAAGTTATGCAAGAAAGCCCCGCTATGTTTGGCGGCGTTAGCGTTGGCGCATATGCCGAAGAATACCAAATGGTAAATTCCGAAGGCGAACCCGATCAATCCGATGAAGCATATTTCCAAATTACCAAAGGCGGCTTGCGCGAAGTAAGCGTAGTTATGTACCCAAATAATCCAATGGCGGAAGTTAGTAAATTAGAATATTTCCGCCCCGATGGAACTGCGGATTTAAAAGTTTTAGAACAAGCCTTGCGTGAAGTTGGGCTATCTAAAAAGGATGCGGTAGCCGCCGCATCTACATTCAAAAAAGTGTTAGAACTGCGCGATGTAGTTGTAGCGCCTATTGAAATTGCGCCTATTTTGAGTGATTCAAATGCGGAGGCTACCGAAGCGGAAATTCTTGCGGCTTTAGAAGCCCGCGAACTTCTTAAAATTCTTGATACCAAACTTAAAGGTTAAATCATGTCCCAAGTAATCATTGAAAAATTGGATGCTATCGAAGCCAAGCAAAGCGAAAGCATTGCCGCCGTTGAAGCAAAAATTCCCGCCGCTATTGAAGCGGCAAAAGCAGAATTTAGCGAATTGGTTTCTTCATTGGAAGCCAAAGTAGCATCTATTCAAGCCCCCGCCGTTATCAAGCCCGCTAAATCCGTGCGCGGCGATGTTAACCGTTCTGTTAAAGAACAATTGGCTAATTTCTACAAAAGCAATGCCCGCGTAGAAAAAGAACTGCAAATTTTTGCAGATGAAAGCCAACGCGATGCGTATATGCTTGAAGCATCTGCGCTTACCGGTTCGGGTAACAACCAAGGCGGTAGAACCGCATACGATCCCGTATTTGCGGCTTTGCGTTTGGCTAATCCTATGCGCGGTTTATCGCGTACCGTTGCAACCGATGGCTCAAGCTACCAGTTTCGCGTCAAGACGGGCAACGCGGGAGCGGCTTGGGGATATACGATCCAAAACAACGGCGATGCTACAACTGAAAATACATCAATTTGGCAATTAGTTTTGCAAGATTTGAATGTTCAATTCCCTATCCGTACCGCCGCTTTGGATGATATTGATGGCTTGGAAGCAAATGTCGTGGATGACATGCTCATGGAATTCTCGCAAGCAGAAGCCTTGTCCATGATTCAAAATAATGACCAAGCGGCGCAATCAAGCACTAACCCCTACGGAGGCACGAATGGTTTGCGCGGTTTGGATCAATACGCGGGCGCTAACGCTACCTACGCGGGCGGTACTTGTTCTACGGCGGCATTTGGTACTAGCGGCACGGGTTCTAATACCGGCTTGCATAGCCTTGCTACTTACGATCAAATTACTACCAATGCAAACACCGTTGGCGCAAACAACATTTCTTATGTTGATGTAATCAATACCGTGTACGCGTTGCCCCAGCAGTATTGGACACCGGCAACCAAATTTATGGTTAGCCCAATCTTGTTGAACGCTATTCGCGCATTGCGTGATAGCCAAGGCGCGCCTATCTTTAACCGTAACGAAGGTTTATCGGTTGATGGTATCGTAGGTACATTGTTGGGCTTTGATGTTGTTGTTAACAAGTATTGCGATACACCATCACAAGTAACAACCGGTTCTGCGGGTACAAATTCTTTGTATCCAATGTTCTTTGGCGATTTCTCGCGCGGTCACACAATCATTGATAGATTGAACATGATTATGCGTAGGTACGACCAGACCGCTCCAGGTTTTATAACCTTTTTCGGGGAGAAAAGACTTGCAACCTCCGTGCGAGACCCTAACGCGTTGGTCAGATACCGTTCAACCGGTACGGCTACCTAATTAATTGCGTTGCCATTAGCGGGGGGCGAAAATCCCCCGCTTTTTTTAAACAGGAATATAAAATGTCTATCACCGAAAAAATCTTGAACGGAATCAAACAAGCCATCACCGAAGGCGGCAAAGTAAATATCGATTTGCGTGAAGCAAGCGCCATTACTGGTTCGGGTTCGGGTATTGGTGGTAATGTTGTTTTTGATGAAGCGTTTGCGGCATTGCGCCAAGCAAACCCTTTGCGCCAAGGATCGCGCCAAATTGCGGTTACGGGTTCTGATGCCCAATTCGTTGCCAAAACCGGTAACGCCGCAAATTCTACAAACCCTTGGGGTTATACATTTACGCCAAATAGCGGTTCGCCTAATGTGAATACTTCTATTTGGCAATTGCCCGTGCGCGTATTGGTTGCACAATTGCCAATTAGAACGGCGGTGCTAAATGATGTTAATGGGCTTGATGCAACGCTTGTTGAAGATTTGGCGCTTGAATTTGCCCAACTTGAAGGGCAATCAATGGTGCTTAATAGCGATCAAGCGGGTAGCACTACTACATCAACTGGCTCTACTAACGGTTTGCGCGGTTTGGATAGTTACGCTAGCGGCGCTACTAGCGCTTTTGGTTCTAGCGGTACGGCTATTACAAATGGCATACATACTATCGCTACGGTTAGCAATGGCGGCACTACGGTAACTTACAACAAAGTTGTAAACATGGCTAACGCCCTACCCCCGCAATATTGGTCGCTAGAATCTACCGCATGGCATATTAGCCCCGCAATGATTCAAACATTGCGCCAACTAAAAGATACCGCCGGCTTGCCTTTGTTCCTAGAATTAGGCGAAAAAGATGGTTGCGCTATCGGGCATATTTTTGGTTGGAAAGTTATTGCTAACCCATACCTTTCTACAGATTTTCCAATGTACTTGGCAAATTGGAATCGGTTCTTAACAATTGGCGATACGGAAGAAATGAGTATCCAAATGTTTGAACAGACACAGGCGGGTTTTGTAACCATGTACGCGGAAAAGCGTATGGTAAGCACCGTGCGAGATCCGTTTGCGGGTGTTCGTATGTCTGCCGCCTAAAGGGGGCTTAAATGTCAGTAAATAGCGATTTACTAGGCGCGCCTTACGGGGCGGCTACGCGCAATCCGTTTAGTTATGTAAAAACCGAACAGATTGGGCGCGATGTTGTAACGCCTTGGCTAACATTGGATGAAATTACAAATCAAATAAATTTGTATGAAGATGAAAGCCAAGATGGTTATTTACGGGCATTAGAAGTAGCGGTTAGGCAAGCCATTGAAGATTACTTAGGGCTTTCAATATTTAGCGTTTCATACCGCGTTTGGTATGGCGCTGAAAACCTAGCCGCATCCCCCGTTTGTTTGGATTTGCCGGAAGTATCGCAAAACCTTTACCCCGATATGGCGGGTGTACAGATTGATCGCGTAGCGTTTTGGAACAATGCCCAACCGCCGGTTCTTACAACGGTTTCGCCTACGCAATACTATTACGATGCAAGCGGCAACAAGGTAATCATTCAATCATTGCCTACAACGATTAATAGCCAAATGACTGCGCCGATTATTTGCGATTACACTACCGCGCCTAATCCGTTGCAAACCTATCCGGTTATCAAACAAGCCGGCTTGTTGTTGTTTACGCATCTGTATAACAACCGTAGCAATACAACCGATATACAGTTAAAAGAAATCCCATTTGGCGTTGCTACTTTGTTGCGCCCTTACAAACCTTTGGTAATGTAATATGGCAATTGCACGGTTTGAACAAATCATTGTTAAAAACCTATCTTTTGGCAAAAGTGATTTTGGCGAACAAAGCACTACCCAAACGGAATGGTTTAAAACGCGCGCCCGCGTTCAATCCGTTGCCAATAGTTTAAAGATTTCCGAAAAGTACCGTTTGTATCAAGATGTAGTTAACTTTGTTTTGAACTACACGCCTAATACAAGAACAATGGTACGGAATCAAAATTTGTATTCAATTAATTACAACGGCTACGATTGGCGCATAGATAACATCCGCGAATCCGATGATCGGATGAATGTAGTTATCTTGGCGTATAGAAGCGATCCGGTTACGGCGGTATAAATGGCAACCCAACAAAATCCGGTTCAATACGGCAAAGCAATTCAATTTCAATTGCAAAGCATTGTTACGCCCGTACCGGTTTATGCGGCGTTTAACCGTAACTTTGCAACAGAACCAAAGTTTATTGTTTGGATGCTACGAAATGTTCATCAAGATGTTTATACCGGTTCGGTGCAATCGGTAAAGGGTATTGATCGCCCAACATTTCAAATAAGTATCTTTACGCAAGTAATAGAAGATGGTTTCACTATTTCTAATCAGATACTACAATCGCTACACGGATATAGCGGATTGTTTGGCGGCGCAACTAATGGGTTTCAGATTGCCAAAGCGGATGTATTTTGGCTTTACAACTCATATGACAACGATGAAAAATTAGCACAAATTTTTCTTGATTGCACCC